TTACCGCATCAAGTGGCATCAAGCGCGCATCCTCAAGGCGTTGTCCTATTTCGTGGACGTGACCCCCGCGGACCTCTCCGCCGTGACCGGCATCCATCCCGCCTTGCTCACCATGGAGGTGCGCCGCGTGGCCGAGTGCCTGAGAGTTAGGATGGCAATAGAAACCGTGCGGAGGAGGGACAGGACGGTGCTTTTCTATCGCCTTTCGCACGCCAGCGACCGCGACGAAATCCGCGCCGTGATTGCGAGCGCATGGTTTGAGGGGGATGCATGAGAGAGTTTTGTAAGGTTAGCCCAACAGTGTGGCGCTCCAAAAAATTCCGGAGCCTTCCCAATATTGAGGCGCGGCACGTCTATCTGTATCTACTGACGTGCCCGCACGCCAACGCTTCGGGGTGTTTTGACATTCATCCAATGTATGCGGCGGCCGATTTGGGACTGTCTGACATACAGTTCCGAGACTGTATCAATACCCTATCGGAAGCCGGGCTCCTAGAATGGGATGACGCCGAAAATACGGTATTGATAGGCAATTGGGTAGAGTTTAACGGCCCTCAGAATCCCAAGCACGCGCTCGGCATCCTGTCACAACTTGCTCAGGTCAGTAGCGACACGCTGAAAGGCAAGGCATTTCAAGACCTTTATGCAGAAATCTCACGCAAGAAATTTGACCGGGAGGCTTCCGTGCGCAAGGCCATGGATACTTTATTTGAACCGTATCGAAACGGTATCGCCACAAGACAAGACGGAGACAAGACGGAGACAAGACTAGACTTAGACGAGACTAGACTTGAGACGCGCGAAGAAAATTCGCGCACGCCGCTACGCGCCGTCGCCGCCAAAGAGGGCGACGGCCTTGCGGCTTCGGTATCGAATAGGTTGCTGCAAACCTCACTTATGAAAAGGACCGCCTAACCGTGGCAATCTTTGCAAATCCCAATCTTAAAAGCCGGATGGCGGATGCTCTTGAGGAAATCATGGCAAACGTGTGCGCGGCGATCATGCCAAGCGCCGGCAGCCCAATAGAGCGCGCACTCTTTGAGGCGTTAGTAACGCTGTTTTACGTCATGACGGGAATGTTGCCGGATGTGGCGAATCAACGTGCCCTCAAATCTTCCGCCCATTGGCGGATCACACCCCAAGCCCGCATTGATGGGTTCCGAGTGGATTTCCTTATCGAGGTTTTCAGCGATAACCTACGGGTAGTGATCGAGTGTGATGGGCACGCCTATCACGAGCGCACAAAGGCCCAGGCGAAAAAGGATCGCGCCCGCGACCGTGACCTCCAGGCGATGGGCTACATGGTGTTGCGCTATACGGGTTCCGAGATATTCACGGACCCGTGGGGATGCGCCTTTGATATTTGGAAAAAGATTGAATCTCGCCACCAGGAGAAGGCCGCATGACCTTAATGCCCCCGCCCACTATCTACATGACACCCGAGCAACTGGCCTCATGGCGCCTCGGGCTCTACCTATCCAAGCGCCAGGCCGCCGCCGCCCTAGGCGTGGCACGCAACACCTATCGCGCATATGAAATGGGCAAACACCCAATTCCGCGCTATATATGGCTTGCCACCACAACCATTTCGGCATCACGCCAAGCGGCCTAGTGGCGCAACATTGTTCCTAGTGCAGGATTGAGCCAGTGGGCCGCGTGAAAAACCCAAAGGGGAATCCTAATCCCTCTCCACAAACCCGGTTCGGCGCCGGGGTGAGCGGGAACCCTATTGGCAAAACCTCAGAACAGCGCCAAATGGAAATCAGGAACGCATGGCTTGCCACGAGAATCCAAGCGCAAATGCTTGAGGCTGTTGCGGCGACAATCGAGGATAACCCTGCTTCCGCCTTGTCGCGGATTGAGCCCGCGACACTCAAGCTTGTAAAGGATGCGCAGGACCGCGGACTAGGCGCCCCCAAAGCATCCGTTGACCTCACCAACACGGACGGAAGCCTAAGCCGGAAACCCACGCAAGAGGAGGTTACGGCGCACCTCCGGAAGATCCATGACGGCCCTAGCCCTTAGTGCCGCGGACATTGCCCTAAATCAGGCCCGCCTCTACAATTTCGCGCGCTATGTCTTCAAGGCCCGCCGCGGCGTTGACATGCTCGAAAACTGGCACCAGCGCCAAATCTGCGAAATGCTGGAAAAGGTATATCTCGGCGATATATCCCGGCTAATCATCAACATCCCCCCGCGCTCGGGCAAGACGGAACTGGCCGTCAAGGCCTTTATGGCATGGACCATGGGGATATGCCCGGATTCGGAATTCATCCACGCCAGCTATTCCAAGCGCCTGGCGACGGCCAACGCCTATGACGTGCGCGCCATCATGCAACACGAGGCCTATGCGGCCTTGTTCCCGTGGGTAGGGCTGCAAGAGGATTCCAAGGCCAAGGATGAGTTTAGGACCACGGACGGCGGCATCGTCTATGCGACGGGCTCAGAAGGCACCATTACAGGCTATGGCGCCGGCAAGATGCGGGAAGGCTTTGGCGGGGCCATCATCATTGATGATCCGCACAAGGCCGGTGAAGCGGCATCCCCCGTCATGCGCCAGAACGTCATAGACTGGTATCAGAACACGATACAATCCCGCCTTAACAGGCCGGGCACGCCCATAATCATCATCATGCAACGGTTGCACGAGCAAGATTTGGCCGGCTGGTTGCTCGGGGGCGGCACGGGCGAACACTGGCATCACCTCAACATTCCGGCGCGCGACGGAAAGCAGCAATCATTCTGGCCCGCGCAATTCCCCGACGAAATGTTGCAGCGCCTCGAAACGACAAGCCCCTATGTTTTCGCCGGCCAATACATGCAAAACCCGGCGCCGCTCGGGGGCGGCATCTTCAAGGATGATTGGTGGAGGTTCCTTGACATTCCGCCCCTCACGCAATGGCGCGCGATCTATGCCGACACCGCGCAAAAGACAAAGGAACAGAATGATTACAGCGTTTTTCAATGTTGGGGCAAAACCATAGATGGGCAAATCGTGCTTTTGGACATGGTGCGCGGCAAATGGGAAGCGCCGGAACTGGAAACGATTGCTAGGGCATTTTGGGCAAAGCATCACGCGGTTCAGAACGCGGGGGCGTTGCGAGCCTTCAAAGTTGAAGACAAGGTGAGCGGCACGGGGCTGATTCAGAAGCTCAAGCGCGAGGGAATTCCCATCCTCCCGATTGAGCGCAATATCGACAAGGTAACGCGCGCTTTCGACGCCGCGCCCTATGTGCAGTCAGGTAATGTCATTCTTTTGCGCAATTTAACGCCATTACTTGACTTTTTATCGGAAGCGAGCGTGTTCCCTAACGGGACGCATGATGATATGATAGACGCGGCCATGAGTGCAATTAGTGACATGATGGCGCCGGAAAGCAGACCGGCCATTCGGGCGTTGTGAGGTAAGTATGGGTTTCCTTGACTGGTTCCGCCGGCCGCCCGAGGCAAAAGAGAGCGCGGCGTCAAAGCTCATGGTCATGAGCCCCGGTCAAGCCGTGTGGAGCCCCAGGAACTACGCCAGTTTCGCCAAGGAAGCCTATTCAAAGAATGTTGTAGCGTTCCAGGCCATCAACCGCATAGGCGATGCGCTGGCATCCGTGAAACTTGGCATCTACCGCGGCGAAACCGAATTGACGGAGCATCCGCTTGCGGCACTCCTCAAGCGGCCCAATCCGTTGCAGTCCTATGGCGACTATATGCGCGCCAAGGTGGGCTTCCTGTTGCTTGCGGGCAACGGATACGAGGAACGGGTGACGGTAGGCAAAGAGGTGAAGGAACTCTATCAGCTTCGCCCGGATCGCATGAGCATCATTCCCGGCAGCGCGGGCGTGCCAATTGCCTACGAATACAGCGTGAACCAAAAGAAACATCGTTGGGAAGTGGATGAGCGCACGCTTGATTCAGACGTGCGGCATATCCGCATGTTCAACCCGCTTTCGGATTGGTATGGCATGTCTCCAATCGAGGCCGGGGCATTTGCGATAGATCAAAACAACGAGGCCATGGCGTGGATGCAATCGCTATTGCAGAACAGCGCCAGGCCCTCGGGCGCCTTGACGGTGAAGGACGGCGGCACGCTATCGGAAGACAATTTCCAGCGGCTCAAGGAACAGATTGAAACGCAATATAGCGGCGCATCCAATGCCGGCCGCCCGATGTTGCTTGAAGGCGGCCTAGAGTGGCAGCAAATGGGGCTTTCCCCCTCTGACATGGCCATTCTGGAAACCAAGTTTTCAAGCGCGCGGGATATTGCCCTAGCCTTCGGCGTGCCACCTCAGTTGCTCGGCATTCCCGGCGATAATACCTATTCCAACTATGCCGAGGCCCGCCTAGCGTTTTGGGAAGACACGGCCTTACCGCTCCTCTCCATGATCCTTGACGATTGGAATTCTTGGTTGGCGGGGCCGCTGAAAGTTGAAATCCGCCCCGACACTGATTCCATTCCAGCCATTGCCGACAAGCGGTTGAAAATGTGGGAAATGGCAGATGCGTCCACGGATCTCACCATAAACGAGCGCCGGGCCATGAAAGGCTACGGGCCGATTCCTGGCGGTAATGAGCTTTATGTTTCATCCTCGGAAATCCCGCTTTCCATGGCCGGCGACATGCCCGAGCCTATCGAGCCGTTAGACCCCGAGACGGTGAAGGCGCTTGCCTATGGCTCGCAGGCTACTTGACCGCAACCGCCAGCGGGAAGCCCGGCGGCAAGTCCTCCTCCTTGACAAGCTTGCGGCCCAATTCCGGGGGCGGCTGGAACGTGAGCTAAAAGCCGCAATGCGCGACATGGTGGAGCATTGGCAGGCAACGCAAACCGTGGCCATGCCGCGGGGCTTCATTGACCGCCTGGCGGCCGTCTATCAGCAAATGGCAAATGCCGCAATTGAGGCATTTTCCGGTAGGATATTGCAGCAATCGAAACACATGGGGCTTGCGCTGGAACGCAAGGAAGACTTTGCCCAAGTGATGCGCCGGCGGGCGTTGCAGTATATCCAGCAAGAGGCGGTGCGGCGCCGGATCCAGCAAGTGACGGAGACAACCCGCCGGCAGATTGTGCGCGCGGTTGACACCGGATACCGGGAAGGATCCACCTTGCCCGAGGTTGCGTCATCCATCCGGGGCATGATCCCGGCCATTGCGCGCTTTCGTGCGGATGCCATCGCGCGGACGGAAACCCATGGCGCGGCCAATTTCGGAAGCAATGAGGCGGCCAAGATGACAGGGCTTCCGCTCCGCAAAGAATGGCTCGCAACCGAGGATGAGCGTACGCGCGACACCCACAAGATTGCGGGGCAGGGCGAGCCCATCGGCATGGATGAAAAATTCAAGGTTGGCTATTCGAAACTCATGTATCCCGGCGACCCGGCGGGCGATCCGGAGGAAACCGTGAATTGCTTTGCGCCGTGGTCACTTGTCCATATTGGCGGACTTAAGGCGGCTATGTTCCGCGATTACAGCGGCGGCCTCATCGAGGTGTCTGTTGGAAGTCCAGTCAATCTCACCGTCACCCCTAATCACCCGATATTGACCGAGAGGGGATGGGTTGCCGCTGGTTTGCTGAAAGAAGGTGACAACCTCATCAAGTGCGAGGCTGGAAATGACGTGGGTGCGCGGATCGACCCAGACGAATGCCACGGATATGCCACGGCAGAGCAACTTTACAGTCTTGCAGAGACGCTGTGTCGATCCAAGCGGCCTGTTGACGTAGTGGTGAACCTCCACGGCGAGGTGATCCCCGGCGAGAATGTCGATATTGTACCCTTCAATGGCGGCCTGTTGGCGGCATGTGATGCCGCGCGCTTGCATGGCTTGGAAGATTTCAGCCTCACCGAAACCGACATACCTCTTGGACTTTTCCTCGCGCGCCGCATGATTGGCCTGAGTATGCCGGTTTCTGCCAACGAGGCGGATAGCGGCATGGGCGGAAGCGGCCCGGTCGCGGCGCTGTTCGGGCGTGAGCAGCCGAGCGGCCTTGGCATTCCCCTCGCTAACGCTTGGCAAAGGGATGTTCAAATCCCTAAGACAACTATTGACGGTTGTGCGCGAAATGCCGATTTCGGAAGCAATTCTATTGACCGGGTATCCGTCCTTAATGAGCCGCATCACATCGACGTAATAGCGGGAGCGAGCCTCAATAAACTTGCTCCGCATGGCTTCCGATGTGAATTGGCCACGGTCGTTTCTATCCGTCGATTCCATTATTCAGGCCCCGTTTTCAATTTTGAAAGCAGGAATGGTTTACTATTGAATGATGGCATTATTAGTCACAACTGCCGCTGCACTCTAGGCTATATCGTGGATGACGGAATAGACGATTGGGTTGACCCCTACGAAAACCCGGCGGGGCTCACCTAGCAGGCTGCAACCCATGCGCCACGGCCGCGCAAGCAAGCGCCACCACAGGCGGGATTTCTGTTTCCCCTGATAGGTATCTGTCCAAGGTGCTGCGTGCGATGCCAAGAGCGGAAGCCGCCTGCACCTTGTTCATGTGCAAGCGGGCCATCCATGCGGTGAGGGATTGGGGCGTCATTTGGGGCCCTTCGCTGTGGCGGTGGCAACGTCCGCTTTCAGCTTCTCTATCTCCTCACGCATCCGAAAAATGATGCTATGCGCTTCCGCGACTGGCCCCGTCCACTCGCCCGGCGCTTCCATGTACTCCATGTCATTTGACAGCCACCTTAGCTTTTCAAGAATATCCCGGTTGTCCCTCACGGCTGTCTTGCCTCGCCATTCCAGGCCTTAGAAACATGCCATTTCGCGCCGTCAAACCAGATGTGATGCTGCCTATATTTTACCGGATATGGCGCATTAAGATCGCGGCAAAGCTTAATTGCTTGTTCTTGTGTCATCTCTCTATCTCCTATCCATGCGGTGAGGGAGGGGCCGGAGCCCCTCGCTTGCGCGTCAAATATTGATCCCATGTTCCGCAGCCAGCGTTTTTCCAGCCGGAAGAAACTCCGCAAAATCGTGGCCATCGCTACGGAAAGTCTGGAGCAACCCCTGCTTTTTGAGTTGCGTAAGGTTTCCCCGTTCTGCGGGGGTCACGTCAATTAAGGGTGTTCCGCTCCAGTTTCCGGCATCGTGAGCAAGTGCAAGAAACAATTCAAGCGAAGCGGCTGTAAGGTGGTTTCTCATCTGCGTCTCTCCCTTGTTGATGCTCAATATATAGCGCCATGATGTAGCAATTGCAACACCTATTTTGCACCAGTATCGCTTTATTATTAGCGGCTCAATATTGCTCAATTTATCTAACTGAAACAAAGTGCTATTGTGGCGAGTATGACCACGGCATCGGCCATGCTTTATAAATCCATCCCCCTCACGCTCAAGGCGGCACCTGGGGAAGATGGTGTTTTTGAAGGCTATGCCTCCGTTTTTGGTGTCGTGGACCAGGGAATGGACGTTGTGGAGCGCGGCGCGTTTGCCAAGACGCTCGGCACCCGCAAGGTGAAAATGCTCTGGCAGCACGACACCTCGCACCCCATCGGCACATGGGAAAGCATTTCCGAGGATGACCACGGCCTCTTTGTGCGCGGCCGCATCATCCCCGAGGTTGAAAAGGGGCGAGAGGCAATTGCGCTTCTCAAGGCCGGGGCCATTGACTCCATGTCAATCGGTTATCGGACCATGGAAGCGGAAGCCTCCACGGCCAACGGGCGCGGAGTGCGGAAGCTGACGGAGATTGACCTTTTTGAAATCTCCCTCGTGACATTCCCGATGTTGCCCGACGCCAAGGTGACGGACGTGAAGTCAATCACCACAGAACGAGATTTCGAGAAATTCCTGCGTGATGCCGGATATTCTCGCAATGAGGCCAAGGCCATCACGGCCCACGGCTTCAAGGCCCTACGGAATCGGCGGGACGCCGAGGATGAGCAGGCAGAAACGGAAGGCTTTGAAACCTTCCTGTCAAAACTCAATTCCTTGAAAGGTTCCCTCCATGTCTGAGGACATTATGAAAAAGGCTTCGGAAGCCGTTGACGGCCTCAACCGCGCCTTTGACGAATTCAAAAAGACGAACGATGAGCGGCTGACGCAGCTTGAAAAGCGCGGTTCCACCGACACCGTGACCGAAACCAAGTTGGCCAAGATCGAGGAAGATCTTGCCAAGGCTCAGGCCATCGCCAACGAGGCGGTGCTTGCCGTCAAGCGCCAGTCGCGCGTTGTGACCGATGAGCGTGGCGAGCGTGTGGACCTCGACAAGAAGGCCCAGGATTGGGCCAACGTCAACGCCCACCGTCGCGGCACCATGGCCGGAAACTTCGGCGCGGCCGATATGGACGGCTACAAGGCCGCCTTTGATACCTTCCTCCGCAAGGGCGAGGAGATCATGGGCGCCGATGAGCGCAAGGCCCTCTCCGTTGGTTCCGATCCGGACGGCGGCTATGTCGTGTATCCCGACATGAGCGGGCGCATTGTCCAGAAGGTGTTTGAAACCTCGCCCATGCGCGTTTATGCGTCTGTGCAGGTGATCTCCACCGATGGGCTTGAGGGCCTCTATGACCTCGATGAGGCTTCCTCGGGTTGGGTTGGAGAGACTGAATCCCGCACCGAGACGGACACGCCGCAGATTGGTAAGTGGCGCATCCCGACGCATGAACTCTATGCGAAGCCTAAGGCGACGCAGAAGCTTCTGGACGACGCCGCCATTAACATGGAGGCATGGCTTGCCGGCAAGGTGGCGGAAAAGTTTGCCCGTGACGAATCCACGGCATTCGTTTCCGGCAACGGCATCAACAAGCCGCGCGGCTTCCTGAGCTATTCCTCGGGCACCACGATCCCCGGCACGATTGAGCGCATCAAGACCGGCGTTTCCTCGGCCTTTGCCGCGGACCCCAACGGCCTCGACAAGCTGCTTGACGCTCTCTATTCGCTCAAGGCGCCTTATCGTGCCAACGCCACTTGGTTCATGCCCCGCCTTGTCACGGCGCTTGCTCGCAAGCTCCAGGACAGCGACGGACAGTACCAGTGGCAGCCGTCCAGCCAGGCCGGCCAGCCTGCCACGCTGTTGGGCTTCCCGGTTGCCGCCTTTGAGAATTTCGAGGCCCTTGCGGCCAACAGCCTCTCGATGGCGGTGGGAGACATGCGCGAGGCCTATCAGATTGTGGACCGCATCGGCATCCGCACCCTGCGTGACCCGTACTCCTCCAAGCCCTACGTGGAATTCTACACCACGAAGCGCGTGGGCGGTGATGTCGTCAACTTTGAAGCGATCAAATTGATCGAGTTCGGCTCGTAATCTGAGCGGGGCGGTTCATGCCGCCCCCTCCCTTTCTCGTTCAACTCAAATTGAAAGACGAAAAATATGCGCGACATGCACAACAATATCAGCGTTCTACACGCGATTACCCCGGCGGCCGTGGGCACGACCGGCATTGCCGGCGGCAAGCTCTCCGGTGCGCTCGATAGGCGCGGATTCGAAACCGTGGAATTCGTTTATTCCTCGGGTGCCTCCGCGTCGGCCGCCGACACGATCACCCCGGTGATCTATGAAGGCGACACGACGAACGGCTCGTTCACCTCCGTTGCGGCGGCGGATCTCCTCGGCACCGAGGCGGTGATGACGCTGACGGCGGCGCAGACGAAGCGTGTGGGCTACGGTGGCAACAAGCGTTATCTCAAGATCCGCTTGTACGGCACCGGCACGGCGACGGCGGTTGTCGCGGCCTCGGCCATCCTCGGCATGCCGGCGATCCGTCCGCAGTCGTAAACCGTGAGCCTCAATAACGGCGAGCGGCAAGTGGCGCCGGATGTTTCGGGCATCCGGCGTGACCATGTGGCGCGATACGAATTCGTGGCGGCGCGGCTTCCGAAAGGGAGTCGCGTTCTCGATTTGGCGTGTGGCATTGGGTACGGATCGCAGTTGCTGGCAAAGGCCGGCCACCGGGTCATTGGCGTTGATGCCAGTCCGGAAGCGATTGCCTATGCCGAGGAATATTTCTCGCATCCCAACGTAACCTATGAATGCGCCGCGGCGGAAGACTTGCACGCGGATGGAATCGGAACGTTTGATGCGGTTGTCTCTTTCGAGACGCTGGAACACCTGGCGAATCCCGGCGATATGTTGATGCACTGGGCTCTATACGCCAAGACGCTTTACGCGAGCGTGCCGAATGAGACGGTTTTCCCGCACGGCGGCCGCATCAAATTCCATCACCGGCACTATACCCGGTCACAGTTCAACGCGCTTCTGTCCTGCAACGGATGGGAGGCCATGGAATGGCATGGCCAGGCCGGGACCCTTTCCGAGGTAGAGCCCGATATCGAGGGGCGCACGCTCATTGCCGTGGCCCGTTCAAACCGTGCCGCAAAAGAATCCGCAATCAAGCAAGAGGCCCGCGTGAATTCTGCCCCCGAGCATGTCTCAATCATTGGCCTGGGCCCCTCGTGCGCGGCGTTCTTTGAACTGGCAAAAGGCCTCGGGGGCGCATCCGCCTATTGTGATGAGGTGTGGGGAATCAACGCCATTGGCGACGTTCTCCGGTGCGACCGCATTTTCCACATGGACGATATTGTCGTGCAGGAAGCCCGCGCCAAGGAACGCCCCGGATCCAATATCGCGGCCATGGTGCGTTGGCTCAAGACGCATCCGGGGCCGATTTACACCTCGATCCCGCGCCCCGGTTATCCTGGCATGGTGGCATTCCCCCTTGAGGAGGTGCTGAACGCCGGGCACGACAGCAACGGCGGTGCGCCCTATTTCAACAGCACGGCGGCCTATGCCGTGGCCTATGCCGTGCATATCGGCGTCAAGCGCATTTCCCTTTTCGGGATTGATTACACCCTGCCCAATGCCCACAAGGCGGAACAGGGCCGGGCCTGCGTGGAATTCTGGTTAGGCATTGCGGCCGCACGCGGCATTGAAATCACCGTTCCCGAGCAATCCTCCCTCTTAGACGCATGCGCGCCCGAGGCGGAACGGCTCTATGGGTACGATTGCGCGGACGTTTACCTTGAGCCCCGCGATGATGGCGGGGTCAAGGTGCGCATGGTGGATAAGCCCGCGCCGGCCGCCGCTGAAATCGAGCGGCGTTATGACCATTCAAGGCATCCCAATCGACTCATGGAGGCCGCAGAATGAAAGTGCGTCTAACCCGCGAATTCACCGCCCCGCCAGAGTGGGGCCAATATCCCTATCGGGCCGGGCTTATCGTAACCGGGCAAGTCGCCATGTGGGCGTTGCAGGAAGGTGCGGGCGTTCTCATGGAGCCCGAGCTAGACCACAAGGTTGAGTTTGCCCCCGAGGTGAAGGCGCAAGCCCCCCACCGCGGGCGCCCTAAAAAGGAGGCCGCCTAATGTCGCTCCGCGCCCCGTATCCGCTCCACCAGCATCGCGGTTCCGTGCTTGTCACGGCACCGACAACCGAGCCGGTCACGGCCGCCGAATTGCTTCTCCATGTCAGGGAAGACGCCGCAAACTTTCGCGATGCGCTTTCCTATGTGAAGGACGCGCGCCAGGACATTGAAAACCGCTCAGGGCTCGCCTTCCTTACGCAGTCCTGGCGCGTGGCCTTGGACCGCTGGCCAACGGGCGGCGAGGCGTGGTGGGATGGCGTGCGCGACGGCTCGATCAATGAACTCTACGGCGCCCATGCGCAGCGCAGCATTGAATTGCCCAAGTGGCCGCTGGCGTCCATCACCTCCGTCACGGTTTACGATGAGGACAGCACCTCAACCGCCGTCACGGTGGCCAATGTCTTTGACGTGGATGCCTATTCCCGGCCCGGCCGCATGACACTGAAGCGCGGGGCAACCTGGCCCGTGGCGCTGCGCGCGTCCAATGCAATCGAGATTGTTTATGTCGCGGGCTACACCTCCGCGGCCAATGTGCCGGCCCCCATGAAACGGGCGGTAAAGCAGCTTGCCGCCTATCTCTATTCCCATCGCGGTGATGACTGCAATCCGGATGAGGCCTATTCCGCCTCGGGTGCCGAAAGCATCATGGCCTCTTACAAGCCTGCGAGGCTGTAATGAAGTGTTGCGACATGCACGCCGGGATGTTGCGGGAGCCGGTCACGTTCCAGCGCCGCACGCTCACGACAGACGGCGCGGGCGGGCAAACGGAGGAATGGGCGGCCATTTCCGGGGCTCCGGACCGGGCCTATGTGCGGCCGGTGAGCGGTTCCGAGCGGTATGCATCCGACAGGACGGAAGCAACCGTGAGGCTTCGCCTCGTGGCCAGGTATAACACGCTCTTGCGCGAGGGCGACCGGGTGAAGATCCGCGACCGGATGCACAATATCCGCTTTCTGGATAACGTGGAATTCAAGGATAAATGGCTGCAAATCGACGTTGACGGCGGAGTTGCCGCATGATCGGGGGCTCCGTCAATATCCAGGTGAATGGCGTGGCCGAGGTGCAGGCGGCAATCCGGGCCTTTGGCGCGGCGGTAGAGCGGGGTGTGTCCGACGCCATCAACGCCACGGCGCTCGAGACTTTGACGGACGTGCGCAAGGCTATCCAGGGGCCGCCCAAGACCG